TTTTATTTTGTCAATTATATTTTTTAATCCATGTGGTTCTATGATGACAAACCCAATCTAAAAGAGCTCGTTCAAACCCCACATCTTTTCCTTCCCGTTCACTCATATACCATTTATTAATATAAAATCTTGCGTTCCAGTTTAAACAACAAATTAGGAATTCTTTGGCTATATTTATAAGCCAATCTTAATACCATCTTTACAGGCTTGTTGTAAATATTATTTATTATTTTATAAGATAGTTTGCTTACCTTTTCATTGTGAAGTTGCATTTCTTCTGCCCACTTTTGCTCCACGATTAATCGTTCAGAATAGGTTTTGTCATCTTCTCGTTCTGCTTTCATAAGCTTTATGTTTTTGACTTTTCCTTTTACAACATGAGCTTCGTAATCGATACTATAATAACGACCATCCTGTTTTGCCTTTTCATAGGCATAAAATGATATATCTCCAGTATGATCTGTTTTTTGCCATGTTCTGTTTTTTACTTTTAAACGGATGGCCCCCCAATTTTTTCCATATTTTTTAATATCCTGCTTTTTTTCTTCGGGAGTACTTTCCCTGTATTCAATAATTTCCAAAAATAAATCTCCGTTCTTTTTAATTGTATAGGTAAGGAGTGCATTGTCCAAATCCTTGGTTTGATATTCCAATCCTGCCAAATCAAAATCTTTTCCAAGAAATTTTTGAATCAATTTATTGGTAGGTAATTTGGTTTCTACTTTGATGTTATCGAACATTCCCATGGTATTTCTCCTTTTTTCTTATTTACAGATAAAATATGATTTTCAACTGTTTGTTTCAAAAATTGTAAAAATATTTGTTCGTCATATTTTGTCAAATTAACTGTGCTTCTTGTTTTTGAGCTATCTAGTTTATAACAAATATCATGCCCAAGACGATCTGTTACAAAATTGATAAGACTTTCCGGTTTGTTTAATATTTTTAAAATATGTTTAGCCAAAGAAATGTTATCTAACCTGTAGGCAGAACCAATATTATATATTTCTCCTATTTCACCTTTTTCACTCAGATCAATAATGGCATTCGCATGATCATCCACATATATCCATTCCCTAACATTCTTTCCATTACCATAAACCGGTATGTTTCTGTCATTCAAAGCACTGTTTAAAACAACCGGTATGAATTTTTCATCATGTTGTCCCGGTCCATAGTTGTTGCAACACCGAGTAACTATCACGGGAAATTTGTTGGTGTGATAAGAAGCCAGAACAATAAGATCAGAGCTTGCCTTGGTCGAACTGTATATGCTACTAGGTTTGAGATGGTCTGTTTCCTTGCTTGGATCTGAATCAATATTCAATGATCCGTACACCTCATCAGTGCTGACATGCATAAACTTTTTATATTTGTTTTGAAGACCAAAAAGAATATTGAATGTACCTGTTACATTTGAATCTACAAAACCATTAGGAGAAGTGATGCTTCGATCCACATGACTTTCTGCTGCAAGATGAAACACACAATCTATCGGTTCAGAAACAGTGGCACAAAACACACCCAGCCATTTTCTATCGGATAGATCCAGCTCAATAAATTCAACATCATAAGGTCTGATGCTTTTTTTATCAGAACCTATTCCCAACTTATCCAAAACAATGATATGAGAATCTGGATACCGATTGCGCAGATTCTTGACCAGATTACGACCAATGAATCCTGCTCCTCCTGTTACAATAAAATTCATTTTAGCCATATGCTTGTTGGATCAAAAGTTTGAGTATCCAGAAAATCCCATACTTTCCATTTATTTGATCCTTTCATACTTTCAATAACATTATTAATTAATGCACAAATATCTTCCAAATGCCATACATCGTCCATCAATTTTTTTCCGTGATAACGACTACGATGAGCCACATGATCTGCATAACTGTATGCAAACCCACAGAAAGGAGGAATTACACAACCCAAACTGCAAAGAACTCCTTGCATCCGACTAACAACTTCTTGTCCTCCAACTGAATGCATAGTGGAAATTGCTCCAACAGGTTTTCCTAAAAGATGTTTTTTACCCTCTAATTCCGTCATCTTTTCAAAAAGATGTTGCATGGGACTTCCCCAGCTTTGCCAATATGTTCCAGTACAAAAAACAAAAGCATCACTGGTTCTTATGTATTTTCTCACAAGAAGCCAATTGAAACTAGGTGACAAATGAATGATCCGTACTTTTATGTTCGGATCAATTTTATTAATGGTTTTGCGTAATTTCTTTATGAGATTATGAGTGTTTCCGGTACGACCTCCAAGAGATCCATTAATGATGGAAATTGTATATTTCTTTCCTTCGGTCATGCTTCTTTTATAGCAATATGGTTTACATAAGCAACATTTTTATAAATAATAAAATGGTACAAGCATGGTTATGGGGATTATTGCTAAAAATTGAAGAAATTGCGGAAAAATTTGTATCAATTGTTATAAAAATAAAATGATTAAAAATAAAGCAGATTTCATTATGGGTATTGGTTATGTGTATTATGATGACAAAGGCAAACGGTATGTTTTTGATACAAAACAGGAAATGAATAAATTTATACAAGAATTAAGAAATAAGAAAGAAAAGCCCAAGCCCAAAGATGATTATGATAAAATACGAGTGGCTAATTTTGAACCACAAATAAAGTTGTTGCATCGCAGGGGTATTGGAATTTAGTTGACACAACATTCATTGTCTGTATAAAAAAAGAATGCGTCGAGGCATTTGTTGCATTGTTCTAAGCTTGCAAGATATGGTTGAACCTAAAAAGTTCAAAACCATGACTTATAAAAAATTCAGCAGCATGAACCGCAAACAGGGTTTGCTGGAGCTGGGTAATCGTATTCTTAACAATATGATGGTGACAGGTGAAGCGATCAAATTCTGTTATCAAAACAATTACACTTATCGTTTGAGCAGTGATTTGTTTCCGCTTATCACATATGAAAAGTCTAAAGTAAGATTGGAAGATCTGCCCAATTATCTGCAAATATCTGATGCTATACTAAACATCAAGAATTATATTCAAAATTATCCTGTGCGTTTATCATCTCATCCAAGCGAGTTTAATGTTTTGGCAACAGAAAAGAAAGATGCGCTGAGTCGTACCATCAATGAACTAAACTTCACTGGTTGGTTTTTAACCCAGTTGGGTTGCTCTCTTGATTACAACAATCCCATCAACATTCACATTAACAACAGCAGAGGAAATTTTGATGATATTGCTAAACGTTTTGTGGATAATCTAGGTTTACTAACAAATGATGCTAGATCCAGAATTGTGGTCGAGAATGATGACAAAACCAAATGTTGGAGTGTGCGCAAGCTTCTAAAACATTTATACCCTATTATGATGGCTCCTATCACTTTTGATTATTTGCATCACAAATGTCATCCAGAAGAAATGATTGAAAAAGATGCGTTCAGTTTGAGTCGAGATACTTGGCGAAATTACCGTCCCCTATTTCATTACAGTGAAAGTCGGGAAGGTAAAAATCCTCGCGCTCACGCTGATTATGTGAAACAACTACCTGATACATACGGATTAGATGATATTGACATAGACTTTGAATTCAAAATGAAAGACAAAGCTTTTGTTAATGTTTCTGAATCTAATTGAATGATTGATTACTGAACTTCACCTGGGTTAAAACCCAGCTCTTTGGATACGTCAATGGCATCTTCACCAGTATCTTCATAACTGTCTAAAGGTTCCACTTGTTTGGTTTCCGGTGTTTCTTCACTTTTTTTGGTTAATATACCAAAAGATACAAGATCATCCAATATGGCTTTTTCTCGTTTACCAGCAGGAACAACAGGAAGCTGTTTGGTATCAGAATCTTCCCTATAATTCTGAAGGGAGCGAACAATATCACCCAAAGATTCTGCTCCAGGAATTTCATCCGGAAGATATTTCATAAAACTGCGATAGAACTTTTGAACACCAACTGGGATTTTAGCAAAATTAACGTTCAGATTCTTTTGAAAATTAGATACAGCCAGCTTTTTGCTAAGATAAGCTTCAAATATAAGATGACTATCATTATTCATTTATATATTATATTTACTCTTGTTCAGCATCAGAAGCTGTTTTTTTTGCCTTCATAACTAAACTTTGAATAATACGTTCACCTTCTTTATCGCCTTTGAATACCTTTTTGATATCTTCAATAGGAAGAGCGAGAACGCTTTGATACACAAAAGGGATATACTTTTGATCTTCAGTACCTACAAATTCAAATATTTTATTCCAAAGTTCAGGTCCAGCAATGGTATCTGTAACTTCCTGTTCAATCACATCCTTCTTGAGTTTACGGTCCACTGCAGCTTCTGGAACACTTTTATCCGGATCAATTGCCAGATATTCATAAATTCCTTTTACAATTTCATGAACCAAATAAGGAAATGTTTTGGCCAATGCTTTGATTGTATAAATGTCACCTTCTGGAACAACTTCTTCGCTGCCTTGTGCAGCCGCTTCAATCATGGGCAAGGAGAAATTTTCAATTGGAGGTGCAACAAAATAAAACAATTGAGCAACAGTTGTTATCAATCCATAATTATAAATTAAACTTTTGTCCATTTCGTCCAATTGATTTTTAACAAGATTAAAAAGATAAAGTTTGCTGACAGCATTTCCTTGCATGAGTGTGTTAGCCAAACGACGACGCAGTTTGGTTTCAGTATCATCAAAAAGATTTTCGGCCACAATCTGATTCAGTTCCTCCATATCAGAAAGTCCATCCACATCTGGGAGCATTTTTTCTTGAGCTTCTTGTTCAGATTGTGTGACTGCATTTTTAAGATCGGGTGTTCCCAATTTGGCAACAATCTTGAGACGATTAGAATCCACTAGTTTTTTAATAAATTCAAATTCAGGAAGATCCAACACAACTTGAACCGCCATCTTTTCCAACCTACCTTTGTTTGCACTTTCCACTTCACTGATTTTATTAAAAGCTGAAAAAACGTTTGATACCAGTTGAGGCAAATTTTTTTGCGTCACTGGAGCTTTGGTATAATACTGCATTCTTTCCAATAATTTTTGATAAGCATCTGACACAATCAATTCATAATAATCTTGTGCTTTTTCTGGAAGCACACCCAGAATCTCTTCAGTTCCAGCTTCAAGTTGTTTTCGTTTTTCCGGATTGATCAAATCGTCTTGATCTCCTGTTTCAATTGCTTCCCGGAAATTTTTCATTTACGGGATGGATTTTGGCGATGTTTGAAAAACAAATTAACGTCAGGATTGCGTTTCTTTTCTTCAGCTTCTTCCTCTTCTTCGCTTCCTTTTGGAACAAGACCTTTTGGACGAGGTTGAAAACCAGGACGAGGTTCAAGAGGATTGCGACGAGGTGGAGATTTGGGTTCAGTACTGGGCTTTTCAGTATCTGGCTTCACATCTGGTTTTTCCTTGGGAGGTGCAGCCGGAGCAGGTTGTTCAGTGAGATATTTTGTAAATAAATCCTTAAAATTTTTCATTATTATTATTTAATCTTTATATATTAATTAACTTTGTCTATTACCTTATCTACAATGCTATCGGTAGGCTTGCCCTCTTTACGCCAACTATTAAGAATTGCATAATAAACAAGGTGCTGTTGATCAATAATATAAAGTTTATTTCCAAGTTTATCTGCATATTCAGTTATTCCGTCATTTTCATTAAGTTCTACCCCCTTATAACCTTTAAATTTGACCTTATATGCTTTTACAAGGGTATTATACCTTAAAACACCAAACGCTGTTATTAGACCTTTACCGTCATCAGTAAACCCTATAAAACCGCTATTCTGCACATCATACCCTGTGGGTGTGCTGGCATCATAACTAGCCACTTCGTCTTTGATTTTATCAGGCGTAACTGTGGTGCAGCCTGCAATCAATAAACTACTCAGCGAGAATATCGCGAATCTTTTTAACATCTTTCTCCTTTACAGCTTGTTCTGCTCTGCTTGTGTGATCCACTTCTTTTTGTTTTTCCTGACGATCTTTCATCTCTGGTGTGTTCTTGGCGTTAAACAAGTTGTTTATAGCCCCAAATATTTGAGTTATGGCGGTGAGTACTGCAGTTACTATGTTTGTTGGCATACTACTACTTATCACTTATTTTATATAATATATTTATTTTATAAACCAAAGGCTGCTGAAAACGCACTTGTAAGAGTTGTAAATGTTTGTGTTACAGGATTGTATTTTTTAAACGCAATCGTGTCCACATAAGCACTAAATCCATCATCAACATTAATGAATGTACCAGCATGTACAAATACGTCTTTACTGTTTTCTCCTTGGAAAAATGCATTATATGAAATTGGCAATATGGTTTCTACAGCGCTTAAAGCAGCTACAAGGATAGCATCTGTAGCTATTTTCATTCTTTGAGCATATGTACCACCTTGAGTGGGAGAAGCTGCAGTCAAAGCATTTCTTGTGGTTGTATTCGAAAATAATGTATTAACAAGTGTATATTGTTGAAAATCATTAATTGTAAATTCAGCGCTAGGGAATGTTGGTGCTGTTGCACTCAATGGACCAACGATTCGGGCTTGGGCTGCATTAACGGCTCCACATGTTTGGCTTAGGTTTCCGCCTTGACCCCGACGTTTCATGAAACCTACTTGACCGCTCTTGGTGATTCCAATATGAGGATGCACATATATGAATAACGCACCAGTTTCTGTTACGTGACTCATCCAAGCAAAAAGACCAACAATTCCAGGGAAAGGATATCCACCTATTCCTCCAGCAAAGAAAGGACCGCTAAATTGTTGCAGAGATACTGGATATTGACCGAATGTATTATTCGGGAAGATAGGAGCATTTTTATCATCAGAACATATACAAGCTGCTGAAATAACATCATCTGGTGTATAACCACAAAGAGTTTGAATAAATGTGGCACATCTGCTTCCAAATGTTTCAGCCAAAACAGCATTAGGATATGTAAGTCTTACAGTATTTGTATAAGCGCTTTGATCTGCAGTAATTGCGGGTGATGTTGTAGTATTAAACAAAGCAAGATAATAGGTTGCTCCGTTTACTAAAATAGGAAGTCCAGTAGAACCTTGGCTAAGAGTTAAGCCCGTCGTATAGTTAGAAGCACTTGTAGGAAAACCAAATGTGCTATCAATTAAATTTTTAAAATCATTACTAGAAGGTGTATTACCTGCTGAAAATGCATCATATAGTGCTTGTTTGCTTACAATTGACATAATATTATTTATCTTTAAGTCGCTTCAGGAGTTTGAGGAGTTTCAGGTGTTTCATCTGCTTCAGGAACTTCCGGGGCTTCCGGGGTTTCTTCATCTGCAGATCCTCCAGTAGGTGCGGTTGTTCCTCCAGCCGGAGAAGGTCCGAATTCAGGAGGAGTTTCTCCACCCCCACCAGCTTTTGGAGTTTTCCCTCCACTTTCAAATTGCTTACGCCAATCCGGACCGGCCCCACTAATCTGATCCAATTCCCATTTCATTTCAGCATCTTTACGAAGGAATTCACGGTTTGCCAATACCATACGATCTGTCCATCCCAGAATCTTCTTTTGCATATAAATCTTGCTGATGCTTTCATTATTAGTAATATTGTTGAATCCTTCTGTGCGCATCTGCATTTTTTGCAATTCACGCATTTCATAGAAATTGCTTGGTACATTAAATGCCAAATCAAAATGATTTTCTTTTAATCCGTATTCAGACCACATTTTCTTGAGTTTAAGATTTGTTATAAAACCATTCTTAAGACCTTCTGCAAATCTTTGTTGTTGTCGAATAATAAATTTTGAAAACTTTAATTCTTCCCGAAGAATTTCTGTTCCATCTTTATATGTGTCTTCAGGATTAAGACGAGAAGAAGGTACCTTGAGACTGCGATACAACTTCTTCATGAAATACATCAAATCTGTCAATTCTCCAAGATTTGCTCCACCTTGAAGTTGTTCCACAGTGGTTCCATCCTGACCTGTACGTTTAGCAAACCAAAAACTGTCCAACATGCTTTGTGGGTTGAACTTTTGAACAGTCGCATCCTGATTATTATCAAATGTTTTACGACTCCAATATTGGCTCATAAGACGGCGCATATAACCCTCGGCTTTGGCCGGACTCATATTTCCTACATCAACTTTGAAAACCAATTTTTCTGGGGCACGAACAAGACGATAAATTACAATACTATCTTCAATAAGAGAAAGTTGACGATAAGCACGACGAGCATTTTCAAGGAAAGGAAGACGAACTGTTTTATTTTCATTCCATATTCCACTATTAATATAAGTGACCTGATTTTTATCCAATGGAACAATTTGATAGTCTACTACCTTTGTTGGATTGGTTTTGTCAAAAAGTGGCTTTCTCAAAACAAAACCTTTGACCATCAAGTTCTGAACATTTCCAAAAACAGGATCAACCAATTCTGGAGGAATGCTAACAACTCCTAAAATACCTTCCTGTGGATAATCTCTATGAATAATATGCTCGAAATAAATTTCAGCATCCACAAGCATATGCCTGAAATATTCCCAACCACGATTTTCCAATTCAAAAAGATTAATATAACGATGAAACTCTTTTTGCAATTCTTCTTTTTGAATTTCCGACAAATCATCATCATGAAAACGAATTTTTACAATTTTACCTTCTTCATCCACATTCACAACTTCATCACATATTTCATCTAAAGCATCTGCTACTTCTGAAAAAGCAGCCATGGTCCGATAATCCCGGATACGTGCAGCTTTATCAGCTTGTATGTTCGCATAAAGATAATTGGTAACACTATTATCACTGGCAATCGCACCTATACTGGTTTCATTAATTCCTGTGCTGCTGCTTACACTGTGTTTTGCAATTGCTTCAGTTCTACGACTTCCTGTATCTTGAAAAAGTGCAAATTTTGGATTCAGCTGAGAAAGAACATCAACAACAGCATAGTTGTTGTATGGAAGACGTTCATTTATAAACTTTTGTAAACTTCTTCCAAAAGTATTAGATCCTCGGTCATTTGTAGAGGAATAATCAGCTTGAGCCATACTATTTATTTATAAAATGCAACAAATTTTCAATGTGCATTATTATTTTAAAAATAATTAACTGCTTAATATTTTAATATGTGTGAATCTGCTTGATTGTGAAGCTTTGGCATAACCAGCAGGATTTGTGAAAATAAAATCAATATTAACAGCACTTAGATTAATTTTTGGAAATTGTATACTCAATGTATTATTATCTATAACTGTATAATCTTCTATAGGATATCCTGAAAATGCATGAAATTTGCTGCTTATGCTTTTAATATGCGAATAAAAATCAAAACAAGAAAGCATTGCATTATTTGTATTTGCTGAAAGATATAATCCCCGAACATAATATCCAAAATTATTTCCTTGAAATCTGAGTTTAAGTCCAGTAAATCCGGGTGTTATAGTAACTGTTGGTACAATTTTACCACGAGGAATAAAACTGCCGTCTCCTAATTTTAAGTATCTGCTGCCCATAATTATACCTCCACCTGTAATTCGGTTGGACCAATAAATTGAGGATTTGCACTGATAGAAATGGTATCTGTATTTTGAAATGCACTATTGGGAGAATTGCTTGTGAATGATTGAGCTTCAAGATTTGCATAATTATCGTAATTCAATGAAACACCTGGACCCGCTGCATTAAGATCTGTATTAATATAAAATATATTTTTAACATCTGGACTTTCAGCAGGGAATATCCAACCTTTTATTGTAAAACTGGTATCTGCCACAATAAGAGATTTGTTGTTGGGATCCTGATCCACTGGATAATTCAGGTTAACAGTTCCGTTCCAAAGCACTTCGCTTCTTATTTCTTGAGGAACTGCCAGATTATATGCTGTTGGAATTTGCCAGGAAATGATAATATAAGGATTGTTGAAAGGAATGAAATTGCTAAGAATCTGATCCATATCAGTTTGATAGCGAGTCAATATGCTCATGTTGATTCCTATATCAACAGGTGTGGGTGTTCTGAAATATGTTGTTTGGGCAGAAGAGTCTTCTATTCGAGTTGCTTGATTCACATAGAATCCTGCAATTTTGTTAAAAACTCGATTTTCGTCCCTATTCAATCCTGTAATGGTTATGGCAACAACAGGAAGAGTGAGATTTTGACCAGGAGTTACAATATCAAAAAGAACTCGTTGTTTAGGCGCATAAAGGTAACGAACCTTTATTTGACTTTCAGAACTTCTATTTTTATTGAATCGGCGTATAACTGTGCCGTCAAAAGCATCTATGAAAGATGCTATAAGATCCTTTATTTCAAAATGATACGATTGTTGCAGCATATCTTTGTCCTAAAGTATTTACTTCAGGACAAAGCACTTAGAACCATATTTGTATTATAAAATTTTTTCTTTCTGGGTATGGGCATTAATTTAAGACTGGAAGATATATTGTGCATTCCTTTAGATAGATTGCTTATATGATAATCAAATTCTATATGATGTTTTTTAAAACGACAATCAAAAGGAAAAGGAATCTCTAAAATCTTTCTTTCTTTTCGATCACAACTGATTGTGAAATTCAAATAAAAATCCTTTACTGAAAAAAGAAGAAGAATTCCCTCTTTATATTTTTTATTTTCATTTACAAAAACTACCTTTTTTTGAAGATAGCTTAAAATGTTTTTCTCTATGTCTTCAGGAAGTTTCAACTGTCCATGTACCTCATTTTTTCGCCAGGAGAAAGGATGGCAAGGTTTTTTTCAAAGAAATTCCAGAACTTATCAGAAGGAATGATTTGCACCAAATCACAATTGTCCATGCTTATGTTACGATAATCTTGCATGATGATATCCCAAACATTCAAAACGTTTTTTGCATTTCGGTTGAAATAAGGAACTGGTTTTGTGTTTGTTACCGGACGAAAATTTAAAGTGATTCGACCAGCAGCAGTACTAAGAAAACGTTTATCGTTGCTGCAAATCATATGGCGCTGTGCTGGATGACCTGCTTTTGGTCTTCGTCTGGCAAAACGAATTTCAGCGACGTTTGTTTCTAGAATTGTTTTTAGAGCTTGCAGGCTTGTTTTCATTTTTTCTTGGGCAGCAAACACCGAATATTCTTTGTTCGTTGATAAAAATTCCGTTCTTAACAAGTCCGTGATTGGTAACTTCAATTTTTCCAATCAAAACACCCATATTGTTTGGAAACATGATAACGTCTCCTTTTTTAACAAGCTTGCAATTTGGACCCATCAGAATTACTTTTGCCAAACGCCAAGCATTTGTCATAGCATTTGTTTTTACAATAATACCATTTCTTACAATTTCATCCTTATCTGTTGTGGTATCTACAAATTCAGCGAGGATTACGTCATCCAGAATTTGATCCAGATCATATCCTAAAAACACACTATCAAAAGAATTTCCGCTGAATCCAGCAAGGTCAATGATGCTTTTTGTTACGGGTACACGGTCTATATTCACATAAGTAGTTACAACGGTTCGTAAATTTTCAAGAAGTTTTTTAAATCTTTTTCATCAGTTGTTTTAACAATCATTTCGGCATCTCTTTTACCAACCTGCATTATTTTGCAAATAATATCAGTGGGATCTTCTTGTTTTTTGTTCTTATTTTTATTAATATAATTTATTTTTTTATAACTTTTCTGTGGAATAAAAACAAATATAAATTTTGACAATAAATCAGGATCTTCTGTCAAATGAGGTTTATTGCAAAAAGTGTTAACATTTGAACATGTTTGTTTATCATAAAAACTAATCCACCGGTTAAGCATGAATCCGCTTATATTTTCACTACAACTATCTGTTCCTGCCAGCTTTGGCTTTTTACTGAAAAGCAAATTGTTTATATACTGAAAAAAATTTAACATGCCGTAGATCTTAAAAAAATTGCATCGGAAACTTTATAAAACATATCCACTATGGTTTGAGAAAACTTATGAACCTGTTCTTCATTCAATCCCATTTCATATGTATATATAGGTGCATTATCACCAGCTTTATTGCATATTGCAATATGACCTATGCTACAAGAATTGATTATTCTGTATTTGGCAATATTCAATATTCCTTGATTCTGTATAATGCTTTTTCTTTGGAATTCTTTCGTAACAATCATATTATCCATGTTTACTGCAATTGGCATTTTAAGAAATTCTTGAGAAAGAATATTGGCAATTGAACTTACAAGAAAATGTGAGAACAGTGCCCCCGATACAGCGTCCTGAACAAGAGGATTTTCATAAACAATGTGAATTGCTTCCTGCATTTGATCGATAGAAAATTGAGAAAAGTCATAACCTTTTCCCGGATCCAATTCTCCAGCAAAAACAATAACGTTTCCACTTGGAAGTGCCTTATCTTTAAAATAGGCATGAGCAAACCTTTTATTGATGATTTCCAGATTATATTTTTGTTTTGGTAGTATCATATGATTCTATAATTTGTATGGGACAGATCAGTAATATTATATCCTCCCGAATAAGAAATGCTACTCTGTAAATCCTGTTCTATTTCCAAAAGCATTTCTGCATATGTTTTGTCATTCTCTTCAACCAAAACAGTTGTCCCTTCAATATTTTCAACAGAAAGATTGTTTATGATTTTATTTTCATAACTAGCAGATCCAAAATATTTTTTATATAATTTTGGTTTCTTAAATTCATCATGACTTTTTGAATCTGTTACAGGATATTCTATAATTCTATCTGCAGGACTATCTAAGCATGCTGCAAACATACTTCCAACCATATTGATAGCGGAACCTGCAACAATGCTCTTGGCTATGTCTCCATGACAACGAACACCGCCATCAGTCATTATAGGCACATCCACTTCTGCACACTCCTGAATGCATGTAAACACTGGAAGTGTAAACCCCGTCTTATCTTTGGTTATACATGCTTTGCCTGTGCCTATTGCCACCTTGACCATGTCTGCGCCCCAATCCTTCAAATCTTGTGTTCCTTGTTTGGTAGTAACATTTCCTGCAATAACAAATGTATCAGAAAAATTACTCTTAATCTTTTTTATGGCTTCTTTTACCAATTCATGATGACCATGAGCAACATCGATTGTCAAACAATCTATCCTTAGATTTCTTTTTTTAACTTCTTCTACTACAGACCAGCAATTTGGTCCAACACCAACTGAAGCACTGATGAATTTCCAATTTTCATCGTTTGCTTTTTGTATAAAATCTATCACATCACAAAAACGATGCATCACATAAAAATAACCAGATTCTGATAAAAATTTAGCCAAAGATTCATTAATCGTGCATACCATATTGGACGGGCAAATTGGTAGCTTGAATTTCTTACCAGCCAAATTTACAGAAGTATTAGCATGCTTTCGTGACACAAGACAGCTGTATTTTGGAATAAGAACAATGTCTTCAAACCCTAATGCCTTATTCATATAAAAATCTTATCGCAATTATTTAAAATAAATAAAGTTGTGAACTAAATTCATTCATTTCTCTAATTTGAATATTTAAATCTGGAATATTAAAAAGTGAATTTTCTTTGTAAATTGTTTGTAATGTACGATCACATTTCTTTCCAGATTCTGCTTCCTTCAAGTTTACTTTTATTTTATAAACATCAGTGATGAGTTTAACTAATTCATATTTGTTCAATGATCTTGGTGAAAGGGCATGACGTGTTCCTGTCCACCATATGTTCTTCTCTATCATGGTTTCAATTATTTTTGCATAAGTCAAACAAGTTACTCCATTCCATAAGTGATCTGTAAATCCTTTTGCTTCTTTTCCATCTAAGGTTTTACACCACTCCACAAGGCTTCTTTTATTGACTGTTTCCTCACCAATAATGCTTACTCTTAAATTAGTGGCATGCTTTGTTTCACCCAAATACTTGGTGACACCATATACATCACCTACATCCAAATCCTCCTTTTCTGTATATGCACCTGTATTTCCAGAATAAATGCAGTCAGTTGTCGGATGTAAAAGTTTGAAACCCTTTTCTTTAGAAAGATCTGCCAAAATCCTGGGAACAATAGAATTTACTTTAATTGCATTAATTTCTCCCAGCTCATCACATCTTGGTTTGATGGTTCCTACGCAATTAACAACAATATCATTTACACCAAGATCATATAATTTATTAAAATTATTTTTTAAATTATCAGTATCTGAGACGTCCAAATCCTCACGTGTAATTCCTTTGACAACGAAATTCTTTCCAAGATATTTAAAAATATATTTTCCAAGCATTCCATTCTTACCCAATACAATTATTTTCATCGGTAATCCTCCTTCCAAATATCCACAAGATCATAGTCAAATCGGAAATCATCTCCCAATGATTCCTGAAGTGTGCTTGTGCTGAAGAATTGAATTATAGTATCCTTCTCTAATGATTTAAATCCATTCGCATAACCAGATGGAATATACACAATTTTAGGATTGTTTGCGGATAAAACAGTTTTAAAAATATTTGAATTATCCAATTCAATGTTTTCGTTTTTATGCTTTTTGCTTTTCAAATCCAGCATAATATCAAAAGGAACTGCACCAATCAAAGCTGTTCCTTTTGCAACATAAACATACTTGGCTTCTTTCTGGTGAGCATGCCAAGCCCGGATGAATCCTTCCCTATGATTTTGTACCTGATAAAATCTTTTAACTCCTTCAAAATTGAAATCATTTACAAAACGAACAGATCCACGATCATCTGTTGCCAAACCACCATTCAATGTTTTAATTTCATTTTTTTCCATAAAGTCTCCTTATATAATTTCCGTTGTGATAAACATCATCGGTGAGTTGCTTCACACGTTTTTGTTTAAAAACATCGTTCATTTCTTTTATTCCATAAACCAATGAATATTGAGGATTCCATCCTGTTTGCATAATCTTTTCATTTTTAACCTTATAGTTCCTAAGATCTTCAAATGGTATTTCGCTATATTCAATTTTTGCAGATGGAATTTCTTCTTTTATGGTTTCAGCAATTTCACGCATTGTGGCATTTCTTTCAGAAAGATTATAAATTCCTGAAATATTATTTGAAATTGCAAACAATGTTGCATTCGCCACATCTTTTACATGCAAAAGAGGTCGCCATTGTTCTCCACCAAATACCTTTAATGTCTCACCCAAAGATGCCTTGAGTGTTAATACATTTACAACCAGATCCAAACGTAGCCGACTATGACTATCACCTACTCCATAAAGAGTTCCCAGTCTGAAAATCAAACTATCCGGTCTTTTAGAAAAAAGATACTGTTCTGCTTCAAGTTTTGTTTCAGCATAAATGGAAAGAGGATTGGGTGTTGCATTTTCATCGATAAGATCATCGTTTTTTCCATAAACTGAACATGTTGAAGTGAAAATTATTTTCCCCTTATAATTGTCTGTTATCCATTTAACAGGAGTAACGTTAATATCATAAGATAATTGTTTGTCTACAGCACATGCAGGATCTCCAACCAATGCTGCAAGCAATACAACAACTTTATAATTATGAATTACCTTATCCAATTCTTTCACATCTCGAACATCAATATTATAAAAATCTACTTCTTTTAAGAAACGATCTTCATAAATCAAATTGTCTAAAACTGCAGGCTTTAACAGATTATAATTTTTTGTTGATGGTGACTTCGTTATAAGATCAGTCAAATAACCTCCAATATATCCTGATCCACCAATGATTAGTATTTTATCCATATAGTTTTATATACCAACTTATAAAAAATTATCAACTTTTGTAATAATATTATCAATATACGAATCATCATTTATCATATAAAGCTCCTCTTTTTTTTACTTCCTCTTCTCCTGTATTACTTTCTATTATTTTGTATTCATTTTGAAGTTTTTTTCGCATTTCCCATAATTCAGATCCTGCCATGCCTTCGGGTAAAATCAATTCTCCACCCTCGAATTTTCCATAAATTTTTGATAAACTATTATCAATCGGAGGAAAATACACATTTCTATATTTTTCATAATATCCTCTTTCTTCCAATATTTTTTCTAAAGGATATTTAAACCACCATTTGGGTGTTTGCATATTTTATATTATCGTAAAAATTATTTATTCAATAAAAATTTATATTATTTAATTAAAATTTTTATCTATAAATAATTGTGTATGTCAATCCTATTAGTTATTTCCAAATATAATGAAGATATTTCTTGGACAAGCAAAATAAAACATAAAATTACAATATACGACAAATCAGAAAATCCCATATCAAATTCTATACCTCTTGAAAATATTGGCAGAGAAAGCAATACTTTTCTTTATCATATTTCAAATAATTATAATTGTTTGGCCGATACAACAATTTTTTTACAGGCAAGTTTGTTTGATCATTTACCACATAATTATGTGACCGGCACATGTTTTTCGTTAGAAGGATTTATACAATTTTTAAATGAATTAGAATCTAAAAAAGATAGCTATGAACCTGCTTTATACAAAGGGTTTTGGTTAGGTCCCGTCACTCATTGGAGATCGCAAGAATGTGATCCGTGGTTTGCTCGAGCGAAAAACAAAAATATTTTTTTAAATTTTCCAGAAAATAAAGATATACAATTTGCTTTCGGAGCACAATACAAACTTTCAAAAAATGTTTTGCAAGCCAGACCAGAAAAATTTTGGAAAAAATTATATGAAATGTCTAAAACAAATTTAAAACCTGATGATAATCCAAATAAAATAGATCCTTGGACGTTTGAGATACTTTGGCCCTTAATATATGATCCAAACTATGATATTAATCCAGAATTTTACAATTTATAAAAATTTTTATATTTTTAAAAAACTGGTATCGTTTCGGCTTTACATCCACCAAACCACCACATACATTCCGCAAATGTACTAAGACGACTGCAGACAAACATATCACTTTTTGCACCCAATAACATGGTTGCTGCCGAATACTGCATTTGTGTAATATGATCTG